CAGCAACAGCAGCAGATGATGATGCAACAGCAGCAACAGCAGCAACAGCACTTCATGCAACAACAGGCTGGCTCCGGAAAAAAGGCCAACCCCCTCAATCTCACAGACGAACAGTTTCAAGCTCTCGTGGCGGGCGTTTGTGCAATGATTGCATTCTCAAAGCCCGTCCAAGAGAAGTTGATGAGTTTCTTTCCACAGTTTGTTTCTGAGGGAGGTATGACGATGGCCGGTCTCGCAGTGTCGGGACTCATAGTTTCAATCATTTATTATATTATTGACAAGTTTGTGCTCAACCGTTAATATTGCGGTTTAGTAGACCATGGACTATATTGAAAGAGACCCGTGTAGTAGTATGCTAGCATACCAATCATCAAAACCATGAAGATTGCTATGGCCAAATACCCGACATTACCCCCCTTGCTTTTACCTTCTCCAAGAACCTTTTCAAAATCCTTGCTTATGAGAGAAAGCAGTATAAGCACCGAGTACATGATGACGAAGACTGGGACTATTATCTCCCATGGAATCACAAAGTACGGCATCGTCGTCTCGAGGGAAATGTAGATTGATGCCAGTATTGGGACGATGCACAAGTGAGTCGCCGTTGAGAGTTTGTAATCATCGGGAAGAAGTTTTGTGAGAATAAACGGCGTACAGAGAGAACCCCACAATATTGTGGATGCGATGGATGATCCAAACGGGCCCAACATTTATAATGTGTCAACAAAAAAATTATGTGTCTCTGATGTACTTTCCACAAAAGGCTTCAGATTCGGGTATTGGTTCATAGAGGCCAATCTTGACGGATAGTTTCCTGAGTTCTTTAAAGTTTTTCCAGAAGCTGTCATTGTGAGAGTACTCGGTGACAGTTGAGTGTGCGAGTTCATGAAGTAATACGTGGAATATTTGGTTTGCGGTTCCTCCCAAGCACAAACCAATTTCGTATCCTTTATTTGTGTTGTAGCCAATTTCATTCTCTTTTTTCAGGTACCCTATGAGAACAATCTGTTTCGTGAGCACCTTGAACTTTTGGGGGACATCATGCGTTGCAATGTACCGGCGAAGCTTTGCGTACTTTTCTTTAACTTCTGTGAACACGGCTGGGTCTCGTGTGTGCGTGATAATGTAAATAATCGCACCTATCATACACACCATGACAACAAGTGTTATCAACATTCTTACGATACACGGATAAAAATAAATGAAGAGTAGAGTCGAGAGAGTGCGTACTCACTCTGTAATGGTTCCCACAGTTCCTTTCTGAACCCCATGTCCACGAGACTGGTCACGAGAATGTCCCTGTACGCAATTGGTTCCGGTCTTGGACCTTCTGCGTAAAATGGAGTGTCGACAAGGTTGACGAAAACTTTTTCGCCAAACTCGCCGTACCCCGTCGACTCACTTCGTATAAATGTGTTTCCAAACTCGTCTCGAAATGGGGTCGCCATCAGAATACTCTCAGAGTCCGGTATACACCCTATAAGTTTTCCGTTTGGTTTCAATCTGTCGCGGATTTCGCGGATACTCGAATAAAAGAGCGTCTTGTCTCGAAAAATATAGTGAAGTGAAAAGTTGTAGCAAATAACGTCGTATTGTTTCTTTGGGCAAGAATGGATGTCACCGTGAAAAAACTTGACTTTGAGTTTTTTAAAGGTGGGGGCTCGAGTCATCGCTTCCGTAAGGGCCTCTTCGCTCGGGTCGCATGCGTCGATATGTGTGACCCCAGCCTTTTCCCATTTCCCGAGGTCGCCACCAAACCCACAGCCAACGTCGAGAACCGTGCATCCCGGTACCACGGATGACTCTATGAGTGCACGTTTTACAAAGTTGTGATACTTTCGCACCGAGTTCATTCTTTTATTTATAGAGTGTCATCTTTTTATCTCTGTTTAATTCAATAATGAATGGTCTTGGTCCGTATCTATCACTGATCCCAGTCGCCGCTCTCGTGTTCCAGGCTGGAAAGCAGTCCGAAAAACTTGACGAACTTTTTTCAAAAACGTACACACTCGAAAAGGAACAACGTGGAAGTCTCGATATTTTACACGATATCGATATAAAAGTGACAACGGTCCAAAAAGACGTGAAACAATTACAGGAGATGATGAATCACTACACGCGGTAAATAGTTTAAAGACAAATCTTGTTGTATATCAAATGGCTACTGGAATGCTCGAACAAGATTACACAACCGTCCCGGGACAACTCTTTGCGTGTCTCTCCATCGTTGGTCCGGACTGTCCCCAAAAGACTGACAAGTTTGGGATTAAGATTCGAGGAACGTTTGCGACGCGTGATGAGGCTGCAAATCACGCGAAGCGTCTTCAGCGCGAGGATGCCACCTTTGACATTTACGTCGTCGACATGTATAAGTGGCTCTTGATTCCCCCTGACCCAGCTTCTATCGAGGATGCCCATTACACGAATGAGAAACTCGAGGAGATTATGACCAAGTATCGCGAGAATCAGGCTCAGGCTGCCAGAATGTTCGAGGAGCGAAAGCGCGATATGATGGCTGTCAAGATTCCTGGTGATATGCCATACATCAAACCCGGTGACGAAAACTCAAAGTTTTATTCAAAGCCCGACGAACCACCAATCAGTCACCCAGCGGAGGTTCTCGAACGTTTACAAAAGGAGAAACCCGATGCACCCGTTGAGGAACTCATCAAGGAGGCTGACCAGATTGTGGCTCAGGAGATTGCAGAACGCGCTGCTCAGCGTAAGGCTGCTCTCGACGAAGCGATCGCGAGGTCAGAGGCTCCAGATGAACCAAAGATTCAGGAAATTACCGAAGAGTAATACAAGAGAGAATGGGTTTCCTATCCGTTGTCATAAATATAATAACGTTGTTCGTAGTTGCAGCACTGTTCTATATAGCGAGAGAACTTTATAGAACAAGGCCTGATAGAGCACTTTCAGCTTCCGAAGCATTCAATTTAATGTGGATTGAACCGAGTACAGTCACACACTCATTCTTTAACGATGAACCATTTGGACCCATCGGAAACTTTTACGGGTACAGTTGGGGTGGTGGAGTTGACACTACAAATTTCGCAGAATAACTGGCTGCATCGTCTTTCCCATGAAGAATCCCAAAATGAATGCGACAAACAGCATGATCCAGACACTTTTATCAATGTCGTCAAGAAATGAAAACTTTGACGGCGCTGGTGGAGTGGGAATGAGAGGGGGTGGTGGGGGAGGAGGTTGCATCATCATTATGGGAGGCTCTTGGTAGTACATCTGCTGAGGCACTTGTTGCTGATCATAGATAATGGAATCGTCAATTCGATCACTCTCCATTTATAACCTGAAGACATTTCCTTTTTTTATTCTAATCGCAGTCGTCCTCGTCCTCGTCCTCGTCCTCAACAACAAAATCCTTTAAATTTCCATTCTCATCCGCGTCCTCCTCATCGTCTTCCTCCTCCTCATCTTCTTCTTCCTCTGGGTCACCATCATCGTCATCTTCGTGCTCCTCGGGACTGTAATCATCCTCTGGAATCTCTTGGGGAGTGTATAACTCTGGCTTTTTAATCGTCCTTCCAGATCGTGTTGTGTACGACATTCTATGTACCTATTTCAAAGTTTCTTTTAAGCGCTTTTTGACAACATTACCCTTGAAATATTGTACACCGAATCGACAAACGGTTTCGGAAAGTACTGGGTCCACGATACACCCTCGGAAAGTGGGGCCTCAACTGGATCGATCTGCGAGGCCCACGGACCAGTTGAGTACGTCTGAACCTCATCACCGTTTCCTATATTCTTGACAACTCCACTGCTTTCTGATGAAATATCCGGATCCAAGTAGACCCAGCCTTTTGCTGGATTTTCCGTCCACAATCCAGAGTTTACATTTTGATTCCATGTTCCATTTGTAGGAATTGCAATCTTTTTGACCTCGAGCTCCTCGTCTTGGAGAGGCTTCATGTATTTTGGATGGAACCTCGTGCCCTGTGAAATTGCAGTCTTTGCTATCAATCGCTCCATGGCGTCACCCACAGAGCTCGCCAACTCGTGAAGTTCTTCACCAAGCCCCGAACTTCCACCCTTTGCATAAAGAGCAATGTCCTGGAGAGCCTCAATAGCATAATCGAGATACTTGACCGATTGCGTCACAGAGTACACCATCTGTTCGGAAAGTTCAAGATTGTTTATGAATTCTGCATACTTTTCTGGTGCAAGACCAGAATACTTTTTAGCCTTTTCCTTGTACACTTCAAGTGGCTTCAAGTCTCTGTTTGGCCAAAAGAATACCGCTACTACGGCAAGGAGTATCACGAACAGTAAGAACATTGGGTCGTATTGCCGCTTTAATCTTATCTGCTTTTTTATTTGGAAATAAAACATTCGATAGTGACGGTGGGAGAAGTCGGACCCGTCCGGTGAAATCTTTACAAAAACCATTCTTGCGTCCCTGAAGTGTTTCGCATTTACAAAAACATTTCTGTCTCACACTCGTTTCGTCAACCAAGAACCACACGTGATTCGAGTTGTGTGGGCGTCCCAAGTTTTCACAGTAACTCGATGTTGTTCCAACCAAGTACACCTCGTCGTGTCTAAAAAGTTTATTGACTCTGGCTTCACTTTGACCCTCGAGATGAGTTCGAATAAAAGTTTCAATCTTTTCTGTTATTTCGTGATCAGTCACCTCATTCTTTGTCTGGTCCCGAGTAAACTTTCCTTCTCGCTTGTTTATTTTTGTTTGGCTGGCAATCGGTGTGATGGTCACTGGTTCCTTGCGATTCGTTCGCACCGTCGCAGCCTTGAGCAGTTCCACAGAGGGTCTCTGTGAAACCACAGATGTCAAGAGTCCACCATTGTATCGATACAGTGGAAGATAATCAACCTCTGTCACTTTTCCAGAGTTTTCACAAGACGTGCACCCCTTTCCAGAACAGACAACGTGTCTCCCTTTTTTGTGCGACCAAGGTAATCTGAAACCCGAACCCTTTGTTCCGGTTTTTGGATTCCCGTACACCGAAGAGTCCACGATGTCCTCCCAGTTTTCAGAGGGTATGCTCTCTCCGAGAACTTTCAACAAGTGTTCTCGAATTGATACAGCACCAATCTGATCAACTGGTAGACAATCCCAATTCATGTGAACCCCAGTTTTCACCTTGTTGTCGGCAACTTTTTTGGGTTCAGCCACGCTTATAAGACACGTCTTGCCACCCAATGAACTCACCTTGTCACATATAAGTCTAGAAATGTGTTCCACCTTTTCAAGTGAAAGCTCCTCCTTTGACTTGTAATCGAGATCCACGAAAAAGTTGAACACGTCAGTCTTTTGTTCGACGACAAAAACTTGTTCACGACTATTCACAGCTTGAACATACATTTCATAAAATTCATCCAATCTATCAAATGGTACCGAGAGAACACCCCCGTCCATTAACACGTGTGATAGATTGCTGGAATTCGTAAACCCCTGTTGGGCACACCACTGTTTAAACATCTTGTTCTTGTAGTGTCTCTTCTTTTTAATCGTCATTGAAAAAGAAGGAAAACATCGTCGGTTTTATGAACGTTTTTTCAATCTTTTTTTGCATCTCAGCCGTGGTCATCTCTTCGGTAACCTCGATGTCCATATCCGTGAGTGTCTTTTTGTAAAACTCTTTTTGAAATTTGAGAAGACTCGTAAACGTCGAACCCTCTGGAATTTCACCATCGTATCCAGCTTGTCGAAGTTGATGAATTATGAGATTGATCGACTTTCCCATTACGATCCCCTGATATTAAAAGTTTTTCTGTTTAGCGAGTTCAAGGCGCTGTAAAAGTCGTCATTGTCGATAACCTTGTTTATGATGAGATCCCACCTTTTCTTCTTCTTGTAGTGATCAAGTGTATCAAAACTCATGTAATCATTCTCATCGTATGTTCGGCGATAGGAGAGCTTGGCCCTTTTTCGAAGTTCGAGTTTTTCTCGCTCCTCGTTGAATTTTTGAATCATTTGGTTTTGTTCAATTGAATTTATTTTTACAAAAAATATAAACACGTGATACACGAGAGTCACGTGAATCCCGGCTCTCCTATCGGCATCGAGATCCTCTTGCGACCTCTCGGTCGTCTCAAATGTATACGTAGTGTACATGCCGTTTCTCAACTTTACAACCCCCCTCGTCTCCTCCTCGAGTTCGCGAAGGGCGCAATGGATCGGTGAAGTGATTTCCCTTTTTCGGCATCCGCCAGTCACAAAGATCCAATCCTTTGTGCGAGAGTCTCGAACCGTTAAAAATTTTGGTTTGTCATCCATAAATGTCACTGGTATAGCGATAGCTTTGTGAAGTTCTTCCTTCTTCATTGCTCATAGCTACTATTCATGCGGATTTTAATCACTGACTTCATCCTCGGCCACGGTTGGTTTTTCTTCACTCTCGCGTTTAGTGGGTGCTTGCGCGGGTGCAGGAGCCTGTGCGGGGGTCGGGGCGGGGCGCAGCAACTTCTTCATGGATGTGAGCTCACTTTTCGTCTTCTCGAGATCGCGATACATGTAGGCAACGGCTGCGATCACGAGAGCAATGGCTATCATAAGCATCATGTTATTATCAAAAGGCAACATTGTACTTTGTAGGTACCGTGTATATTTTTAGGGTCCTAAAATCGCACCATCCGTTTTTTTCTGCGGGAGTGGACTGTCGGTAAAGAGATGGTTGAGGGTCCCGGAATTCGGGTCGTATGTTAGGATGAAAACAATGACTATTATAATCGCCACATGAAACAACTTCATTTGTTTGTATTTTCCTTCGAAATTTAGTTTGCGTACATTAATCCACCCATACCATTTTGGATTCTGAGGATGTTGTAGTTGACTGCGTAAACATCATTTACTATAATGTTTTGCTGGCTGATGATTCTTGCGGAGTCGAGTCGGCTAAAGTTGAGGGAGCCAGTTGGTTGTAATTTGCTCGTATCGACGCAAAATGGATAAACGAACAACTGAGCATCTGTGTTATTTGAAAAGGGAGTGTGATAATAAGCCGGAACAGAGGTAAAATGAGGCGAGGCGAGCTTATAATCAGCAATATCAGTTCCATTAAGTTGAAGCTTGATATTATTTACATTAGAAAACAGCGCCGTGTTTGATGCGTTTGAATCTGCTGGACCTATGGTGTTTACGAGGTACGCGCACAAGTACTTGACGGGCTGATTGAACGCCAGGTCCTGAGTCTTGTTCTTTGATGCAATCTGCCTCTGCGTCTGGAAAATGAGCATATTCTGGGGCTTATTGGCAAAGTCCGTTCGCTCCGCATTGTCGAGGTATGTAAAATTGGCATAGGCGTTCCATATGAATGAGAAATTCGCCGCCTGTGGGCCCCAGTAGATTCGAATCTCCACATCGTGGTACTGAAGAGCCACGAGAGGCAGAGAGGATTGCCAGTTTTCACAGAAGAAGAATCGGAATGGGTAAAATAAATCATTTGACGGGTTCAATACACCACTGCTGCTGCTCGCCTTGGAGAGGTTCTGGGCGAACAAGTTGGGAGCAATGTTCGATGAAAAGTTGACGTATTGCTCGTCAATAATCTGCCCACCTATCAAAAGCTGAACAGAAGAAATGAGGTTTGACCAGGTTACACTTGCACCACCTGCGCTTGGTATGGATGCTTGAGTAGTACTACCGTTAACTTTTGATAGGGTCAAAAACATGTAGTTGAGGAGATCCCCCTTGCGCTCGACTCGGATGCTCGACATTCCATTGTTGGTGACGTTTCCTTGAATCACCTGACGCTCGACAGTCTGAGAAAAGTTGGTGTGCCTCTTGTATGCTGAGCGAAAAAATGAAACTTCTGGGTTCCCAGTCAGGAAGGCATCCTGAGCTCCGATAGCGACCAATTGTGTGATACCACCAGACATTTATATTGTGTCTAGATTTTTTATTTCAAGTTTAAGAGGTGGAAACGCAACATAAATGAATTGTCATCAAGGCCGTTGAAAGAAACAACATTCCCGTAGACATCGGTCCATCGAATGGTCAACCTGTCGAGTTTCTGAATTGGGTACGGAAATTCAACCTCCATATCATAGTCTGTGTACTTTTTGAACCTTTTTATGACTCCACTGCTCACATCGAGTGGAATAATTCCAAAGGTTCGTTGTACATTTCCACCAGAGTACGTCTGAAACGTCTGTCCCACATTCGTGGGTGTTTTTCCGGGTCCTTGTTGTGTGAGAGACTGTGCTTTCTCGTTGTTCACGTTTCTGAGTTCTTGAATGTCTAAAAAGATTCCATCAGTAGCAACCATCGTCACGACATGTGGGAACTTTATCCAGTACAAGCCTCTGTACTGCGGGTTGTCACAGTACAATGGGTACACCTGGGAAGACGGCGTACTCGAGACGATCTGCGAAGTCTGGATCGCACCCACGGCACTCACGGGAAACCCCAAGAGTGGTGCGAGTTCAGTCGTATTAATGATGAAATTGAAACTCGTTGTGGAGGTGAACAACATCTTTCCCTCATTCGAAATGTATTGAACAGACACACCAGTGGCATTACCAAATGCGTACCCTAGTTCCGTCGTGAGTCCTGGTGCGCTGTAGAACCCGTTCGGAACAGAAAATGTTAAATAGCTTCCACTTACGTTCGAGACTGATATAATATTTGACCCATTTGAAATATTATATAACGTATTTGGAACCGAAGCATTCACCAACTCAACTCTCTTGATTTGTTTAATCGTGTTGTTGAGGAACAAAGTATACGAATTACCATACGGATACAGTGAAGTGTTTCGATTCTGGGAAGTGACAAATATGTTTTTAATCGTAATGTCTTCCATTTATACTAATCCATCAAAAGATTTCCACCAATTCCACCGGTAATCGTGTAGTTGGCCTGACTGGCGACCCACTGACCAGCTCCACAGATTCCACCTGGCGTCAGGCTCTTTGTGTAATTTGATGCATCGGATGTCGGCCCTGGGACACAATCCAACTTGTAGGGGAGGTCAAAAATAGACTGGGGTCCGCTCGGGCTCACAGGCTGAACGGCAATGTCAGTCGGTTCCAAGTTGTAGTAACTCTTCTGCTGCTTCTTGGGCATAAAGTACTTCATGAAAATAAGGATGACTATGATGGAAATAAGAACGCCATAGACGAGATTTTCGGTATTCTTCATTTATTAGTTGACTATATTTTTTTTCAGAGTGCGTTAAAGGAAATACAATCCTTTCTAGTTAAACACCAGAATGGACGACATTGTTCTTGATCGTGGTGTGAACGTTATGAAATTAAATGATGATGAACAAGCCCTGATGGATGAAATCGAAATTGCCCCGGTCCAGGCAACCCCCAAAAAACCCAAGAGAGTTCAGTTCCGGCAACCGATGTCGGCGCCTGAAAAACCGATGGTCGATGAAGATTTGGGTGCTTTCATCAATCCCTCGAAACAGACCCCACCATCCAGACCTCCCCCGGAAGAAACCATAGATTACGGACAAGAGTTTGACGAGTTTGAGGATCAGGATCAGGGTCCGGGAGAGCAGCAAGAGTTTGGGGGAGGAGGCGACGACGGATCGCCATCAGAGGGCTACACATCCATCGATGATGAAAAGGCTGATCTCTTGAACAAGCTGGCTCGCCTGGGCAAAAAGGGGTTTGCAGTGAACAAGAAGCTCAATGCCTACTCATCCGTCCAGGAACTGCGAACCGAGTACAAACGCATCATGTACAGCATAGAGGTTGATCAATCCATCAAGTTTTCGAGGCGAATGTTGGTTGCGTGCGTGTCCGGACTCGAGTTTTTGAACAGGCGCTACGACCCATTCGACGTCAAACTCGAGGGGTGGTCCGAGAGCGTGATGGAGAACATCGACGACTACGACACCGTGTTTGAGGAGCTCTACGCAAAGTACAAGACCAAGATGAGTATGGCACCCGAAATCAGACTCATTCTTATGCTTGGAGGGAGTGCTATGATGTTTCACCTGACGAACAGTATGTTCAAGTCTGCGATGCCCACAAATCCCGATATTATGAAGAATGTGATGGAGGCGATGCAAAAGACAAAGGCTGATCCAAAGGGCGAACCCAAGGTTGACGCAAGTGGTCGCAAGGAGATGCAGGGTCCGGGATTCGATCTCTCGAGTCTGATGGGTGGAATAATGATGCCCCCACCTCCACCGATGAACACAATGAGCGGCGCAAAGTTGACGCCAATCGTGGAGTCGGATGACGACACCATCTCTGACATTGTTTCAATTTCAGGAGAGTCGACCGGGGGGGAAGTCAAGG